TCCCAGATTCAACGACTTGGGATAATAAGACTGATGATCAAAAGAATCGAGCATTAATATCTGCTACAAGATGGATTGATAGCCTTAATTTCTATGGTGATCGTTGTGATGACGGGCAAGCATTAAGATGGCCCAGGAATAATTACGAAGTAGATAATGTTGAACTTGCGTGTACTGCGATCCCTGAAAGTATTAAATATGCACAATATGAATTAGCAAAGGCATTAGCGAATGAGACTGATGCGATGACTGGTAATAAAGGCACAGATGGCAACTATGAGCAAGTAAAGATAGGAGATATGGAAGTTAAATACAACACCAGTAGTCAGGGTACTGGAACGATTAATAATGTATTCGATGTTTATCCTTGGTTACAGAGTTATCTAGGTGCTTATTGCCTTGGTGGTTCTGGTAGTTACCAAGTCCGAGTTGTTAGAGGTTAATCATGTCAGGAGCATTAGACACAGCATTAAGAGCAATTGCCAAGCAGGTTGTATCTGATCTTGGGTCAGAATTAAACACTACAATTACTTATTCTGTTAATTCAAAAGGTAGTTATAATGTTGGTGCTGGTAAGCAAATGATTTCGACTACAAGTTATACGGATATTAAAGTTGCAATTGATTTTGTAAGAGCAGAAGAAGATGAGGGTAGAGAGATAAGACGAGCAAAGTTACATATAACACCTGATTTAATCGGGGATCATCAACCTACATTTGAAGATGAGATTACGTTGAGTTACGGAGGTCAAAGTAAAGTTGCTCAGATTATTGATATAGAGACAAAAGGTGGCGATCAGGTTTATCTACATACAATTCAGGTGAGATTCTGATGGCTAGGAGAGCAAAGAGAAGAAAGCCAAAACAGAGTTACGCAGAATTACAGGCAGCGTTAAGTAGAAAAGAAACGCCCGATAAGTTTATGAGCAATATTGAGAAAGATTTATATGCAGAAATTGAAGCTGATTTTAATTTATTAATTCAAGCAACTGTTTCTGACTTAACAAGCAATGCTCAAGATGATGGTTATAGTCCTGTTTTAACAGGTTTCTTTGCGTCTAATTGGAAGGCAAATAAAAGTCAAATTGGTAGGACAGAAACTCCAAAAGGCACTAAATGGGAAGGTATAAGGAAAACAACTCGAACGATTGGAGGAAAAAAACAAACTGTTTTAGCTGCTGGTCAAAAACCGATTATTGAACAACGTCATGCTGTTCCAGATTTTGTTTTAAAAGATAGGGTCTATATTGGTAATGCAGTTAAATATGCTCCATACGCTGCAATGTCTCCTAAATCAAAATTACTTAATTATGTTTTAGGTGGTGGTGGTGCTACAGCTTCTCTAAATCAAAGATTAGATGAGATAATGACAGACAAAAAAGCTGATCTTCGTATAGGTGCAGGAGTGTTTGGAGGAAATGAAACTGCTGCTCTTAGAAGGAAGGCCGAGCCAGGATATAGACCCAGAACTGGCTATCGTAAAACTCAAGGATCTTAAACAATGACACTTGTAAAAGCTAGAGCCGCTTTTGAAAAAGCAATTACTGATGCAGTTACGGATGTTGATCCGACTGTCAAAATGATTTATGACAATATTGTTTACACGACTCCTGGTAAAACAGTTAAATACATTGTTTTAGGCGTTAATTTTGGTCAAGCAATAATGCAAAATCAAGGTGCTTCTAGTGATTATTATTCAGGTTTTGTTCAATGTAATGTTTATGTTCCTAAGAACAAAGGGACATCAGTATTAGCTGCTATCAGTGAGTCAGTTATTGATGGTATGACTTCTGTTAATGCTTCTGATTATGCTGATACTTATAGTTGCAAGCCCAAAACTACAGATGTCGTAGGGCCAGGAATATTTGATACTGAAGACGAATCACATTGTATGGCTGTAATAACCTGCCAATTTTCTGCAAACGCTTAGTATAGTATTAATACTAATCAAATATTAACTTATGGCTAAAGCCATTGATCTTCTCCGTAACAAATTTGGAATCAGTCAATTATACAAACATGACGTTGTTAAAGATGGTGAAACTGTTTTAACTGTCTATTGGCATCCATTAACAATTGCAGAAAGAGAATCAATTCAAAAGAAGTCAGGTTCAGACGATGCCAATGATTTTGCTTTGGCTTTAATGATAGAAAAATCGTTAGATAAAGATAGTAAAAGGTTATTCCAAGATGGAGACAAGGCTACTTTAAGGCGTGAAATTGAAGCTGCTGTTTTACAAGAAATACAGTTAGCAATGCTTGATTCTGGTACGGATAAGGAGGTGGAAGAAGTTCAGGCTGACTTGAAAAGTTAATCAGCTTTGGTATTTTATGTTTGCTCTAGCCAAAGAGTTAGGGATGACGGTATCTCAGTTGTCCAATAATTTGACGATGGAAGAATTGGTTGGATGGTCAGCTTATTTTGCGTTAAAGAATGAAGAAGACGAACGAGAAAAAGATAAAGTTCAAAAAGGTGCTGCTAGTCGGGTACAAACAAGGTAAAGTAGGGTGAAGTTTATCGGGTTAGAAAGGAGTGTCTGCTGACTATACCCGTACGATTGTTTTTAAAGTAGAAGATCAGGCAATAAAACGTGCCACTGATCGTATTACTCGTAGTTTAAGCAATATTGAAAGAAGTTTAAAAAAGATAGAGACTAAAGGTTTTACTGGATTAGCAAAAGGAGCAGAACAAGCTTCTAAGCAAGTTCTAACGGCATCAGAAAGTATTGGTGCGTTAACACAACGAAGCAAAGCATTAAAGAAAGTAGGAGGAGATGCTTTAAATACAATAAGTAATCGTTTTAAAGCAATAAACAAAGGGATTACTATTCAACCATTTAAAGGATTAGTTGATGAGATAGCACGGGTTCCTTATGTTGTTAAGCGAAGTTTCCAAGACTTTAGAACTTTATTTGAAATACTAGGTAAAGGAGGAAAAGACATTGCTGGATTGGTTTCAGGGATATGGGCATTAGGTGTAAATATGAAAAATTTTGGTGCTACAACAAGGTCTAATCTTACGTCTATAGGAAGATTATTAGAAGAAAACAGTAGAAAAGCTGGAAATTTTCTAAATACAATGGGTTTAGCAATACAGATGCAAGATTCTGCTGTTGCTTTACAACGTAATACTTTATTAGCTCGTCAAAAAAGTCTACCTGGAAATCTCCGACGTAATATTGCAAGGAGTAGGGTAGGAAGAGAAGGTAGTGGTTTTGCTGATTTTAGTAGTGGGGCTGGTGAATATAATCCTTATAAAGTAGCCACACCTACTCCTAGATATGGCGCAGGAAGAATTGGGCCAATACATTCTACGCAACATTATGCTTTGCAATCTAGTCCTTACATGGGGAAATATGATAATGCAACGCAAAAATCTATTGCTAGACATGC